CAGGGTCATGTGGTGCGCTGTTGATGAGAATAGTATAGGGCATGAGAAAGGGGTCTTGCGACCCCCTGTGACAGTTCATTGATCGTCCACCCGATCCACGGATGCAATGTCACAAACAGGAACTTCATGTTCATTAGCAATGCGATACCAATGCATCATGCAACCATGATATTCTGGGTGTGCGTTATATTCTGCCGTGTATTCAAATTCACCCAAATACTTTATCTCACTTTCAGGAATATTATGATCACGGAGCATCGCTTGTAGTTGCATATGCTGCAGTTCATATTGTGTGGGGACTTTCATGCTTTCTTACAAACGCCCTGCTACCATAGCACGGGCGTCAAGCGGTTGTCAAGTCTTCAAATCCTTTTATTCTTTGATGAATCAAACGAACATCAAGAACATCTGTATCATCAACAACAAATTCAATATTAAATATTGATCTACCTGTTACTGTATCAGTTATAAACTGTGCCTGATCTGCTGTAATCAATCCACGATTCAATAACCTATCAATATGCCAAGCTCTTCTAGTAGGATAATCTGTTTTTGTTCTAGGAACATCATTAACTAATTGAACGTAACTAGGATAGTTTAACTCCAACAAATACTTGATAGTGCTCGTATTACCTAGACTTACGAATGATCTAGACATACTACCTTCTTCTAAGCGATACTCATCCACTGTTTTTAACATAGGATGAAATGAATTAAAGTTCCAATCAGTGTCTTCAATAATTACAGACGATGCTTGAACGTTTTCATCATAGTAAATACCACAAAAATAACTATGTTCAGAAGGTGATACGTCTGTAATAATATCAATCTTATCTTTTAATCCAACAAATTCTGGTATGTTACATGAATTACAAAATCTACGCCAAAATACTGTCTTAAATGCAAGAGAACTATACTGATACTTCGATCTAATATCATATCCCTTAATTTGATCACCCACATAATCTAAAGTAATCATCTTCATGCCTGGTGGTATGGCATCCGTAGAAAAAACATTCTTAAAGTTCAATAAACCCAACAGTTTATCTTTTGTTTCTTGACTCAATACAGGCAAATATTCATCAGAAAATAGAGAGGTGTAAACATATGGCATAGCACTAGAAGTATACAAATACTCCTTTGATACTAAACTATATGTGTCAGATATGTGAAAACTTTCAGAAAACATTTTAGTTAGCGAGAATGATTTGACCGTCAGCGTTGAATAGAGAATAATGTATATACAGTTCTGGGAATGCGACTGCAGTTTGACTAGATGGGAAATCATCCTCCAAGTATTGCATAGCAACTTCAACACTTTCAACTTCTACAAATACATACTCAGAATTCTTCAAGCAAGTAAAGATATCTGGATCTAAAATATCCTCATAAAACTCATAGGCTTGATTAATCTTATCAACATCAGTACTATTATTCCAACCATAAGATCGAAAATAAATTACTGGTTTTCCTATGGTAGCTGCATACTTAGCAATAAAATCTTCAAAGTAAAGTGCAGTATAATTTGAGTATAGCATGGTTATTTAATTAGAAGTTTCCAAGCGATTGTTACACGAAGATCTACAAATTTTCTAGATGTACCTTCAGCAGCATGTGGAATTATACCAGGAAATAATATTGCTGAGTTTGGTTTTGGAACAACGAAATGGTAATTATCATTACCTAGATTGAATACGGTTTTACCTCCCCAATCTACATCCCACGATTTATTTGCATACAACAGAAAAGTTCTTCCTCTGTCATCATGCCAGTCTTCATGAAATAGTCCATTTGTTCCAAATGTATGTCCATTAGCATACACATCATACAATTCATAATGTTGTTGAGTTTTTTGCTCAATTATATTTAGAAGATGATCTGTGAAGAACCTATCTTTCTCTAGTCCCATAACCCAGAATGGGAAAGCTTTATCATAATCTGGATCATCTGGGTGATAAGATCCATGACCAAATTGCCAATTAGGACTACGAACAGTTTCTAATATCTTGTTATAATCTTCATCGGAAAAGAAATCATCATATTCAATTATATTATTCATGTACTTGCAACCAACAAATAAAGACATCTCTCCTACCAGATTTTACTTCATTTACTCGATGTAGTAAATTGCCAGGATATATTATTGCTTTCCCTTTTTGCATTTTAAATGCAATTTCTTTGTCGTCTTTAGTGATAACCAACTCTCCGCCAGTATAATCATCACTAAGAAAACAAGTCATACTATAGTCTACTCGAACACCACCACAATCTGGAACATCATAATGATCATCATATTTACCACCAGTATGATACTTGACAAAATAAACCTGAGATACTGCAGCTAGAGGAAATGGCAAAGATGTCTCAGATATTATATCTTGACAATAATTGTTAAGATCTAATGATCCAGGTCCTGCATAACATGTTTCACATATTTTAGGAACAACTGGATTACTTACTCTGCCATCACAGAAGTGTAGGTAATTATAATATGTTTTGATGTAATCTAATTGTTCATCATTTAATAAATCAATTTCAAATATCATGCACCCTCTAGTTCAGCATCATCTGTATAATATCTACTCCAATCAACAGGAACTACATCCTCGACACCAATAAGTTTCATGATATTCATCAGATTTTCAGAAATCTTTCTATATCCTGTATCATAACTATTAGCAAGATTGTAAATGCTTTGTAGTCTTGCTTCCATAAAATCACTGGAAACATCAATATCATATTGACCCCACTGATTTGGATCATTCTCATCCATATATGCTGGTGCTGCAGTTCCTTCTGTTGTTAATCCATCAGGATATATTTTTCTATAGTTTTTGGGATCGATGGGAAACTTCATATCATAAGTATACTTAAAGAATTCTAGCATACTAGGAAAAGTTTCTGGTTTAAGCAAAACAAAATCTCTAAGATATGCTCTCCATTGAATCCACATATCTTTTTCATTAGGATAACTATCAGCAATGTCTGGTAATACTCTCCAGTCAGATCCTGCTAACATCTCATTCTTTTCTCTCTTTTTCTTGAGATATCTTTGTTCAAAGAAAATGACATTTTCATCAATTTGTTTGATCTCAAGATCAATCTTGATCTCTTTTACCTCACGTAAAGCATTATAAAAATCAAGTATTTGACCTTTCAATACTGCACCTTGTTCATTAGTGCCGTGAGTAAATTGATATGTTGACCAGTATTTTGCTCCAGTATTAAAATCAGTTTTTTCCTTTCTTCTTTGGCAAAAGTAAGAACCATCACTATAAAAAACAAAATAATCTAATTTATCTTTGCTACCATGCCAGAAAGAATCAACAACGTTTGCTAAAAATCCATCTTTCAGGACAGAATCCATTCTGATTTTTTGGTCACTACCAAAAGATCCATCTTCTTTAATAAGAATGTAGTTATTTAAAAAGTCTGCTTCTAAAACAGATTCTAATGGAGAAAACATTTGCTACCTCTATGAAGTCTTGATATACCATCCTGTCAGTATGTATTTATCCTGAGCAAATACCGTATTACCTTTGTGCGTGTGTGTAAATCCAGCAGGCCATACTACAACTGTTCCTGCTTTGGGATGAATTCTTTTTCTTTGATATAAAAACTCCGTGTCACCATCACCATCTGGCATATCATTAAGATAAATCATCCAAACTAAATCTCTCATAGCATGAACCATGTTAGAATTTTCATAGTGCCAAACATGATATCCACCGCCTGGTGGAGTTTTTTGTATTTTTAAATCTGTTGATATTAATGATGCTTGCTTTAGTTGAGGAAATTGCTCAACATAATGGTAAACACAAGATTTCAAACATGAGTTGATTTTTTGTGTTATGTCACCATCAGCATAATTTAAAAGAAATGCATAATCTTTTCTAATTAAAGCATCTCCATAAATATCTTCCGATCTATGAATTTGTTGTCCTAGATTAGGTACGGGATTTTCTTTAGGCGCAATATAGCATCCCTGATTTTCATATACATCATCAAAATATGCGATTACTTGATCGCATAATGGTTTTGGCACAAAACTATCCCAAACTCCAATAAATTGATCAAATTCAAACTTGGTGATTCTTTCGTTTTGCATCAACTCAAGTGGTCTATAAAGAGGAATACTCATAATAATTAATAAGCTTTTATTACATATTTAGTTTTGTGGAATGGATTGATAACTGGAATTTGTTTTTGTGGTCTTAATACTGCAACTGGAACAGGACTCTTAAAGTTATCCAAGAAACTAAAAGTACCCTCTGTCATATCCATAAAAACTGGATTATTATTTGGATTATTTTGACTGAAAACAATTTGCAATTGAGTATTCGCATTACCCAATCCAGAACCAACACCAGCACCAATAATACCAGCACCGACAACGTTTCCAGCAGTATAATCGGTTTGTGGATCATTAACTGGATCAACAGTGATAACGTGAGAATGGGGATATGTTTGTCCAGTTGGTGGAGTATAAGAACTTATTGTAAAATTAGTAGGTTGAGTATCAATAATCGCAGTAAGTTGACGGTGAGTAGCTGGCCATGATGCTGGATCATCAGATGGGTCAATTCTTCTCAGCAATCCTTGAGCTTTTACTGCATCCATAACACTATCTGGACTTCCCCAATATGTTAAGAAATCAATGTCAACTTGCAACTCAAGATTAGATCCAGGACCTGGAGGAGCTCCAACAGGAAGCAAATTAACAAAATTACTTAAATTACCAAAATTTGGATCGTATTTTCTCAATTCATCAACGAAGGCAGCTCCAAGAGTATTAGTGATAAATTGTTCCCAATAGTCTCTTGCACGAGCATCACTATAATCATCTCTACCACCAAGACTTCCATCTTCTCCAGGAGCAGTACTACCTAATTCTAAAGCAGCTTCTGTTGTTGCAATTCTAAATAATGCTCTACCTTCTGGTTCCCATGGATTTAGAGGATCACCATCTTCACTTTCAACTACAGCAGCAAGATAGAAGTGATCATGTTCTGGTGGTGTAACAAGAACACTAGTCAAAGGTCCAACTTGAGCTGATACTGTACCTTCTATATCAAATACAACTTCTGTTGTAAGGGTTTCTAAACCAGTCATTCTTATACTACCAAGAGTGAAAAATTCACTTTCAACACCAGAAATTGACGTTCCAATTACCTGTTCTAATGGGTTTGGTCCACTGGCATCTACTTTATCAAAATACCAATATCCACCTTCTGCTCCAACATCATAAATTGATTTACCAATAGTATCTACAGGTAATCCAGCAGAAGAAGATCGACTACCATCAACAAATCCAGTTCCAGTTAGTCTTCTGTTTCTATAATCGGGAACATTAAACACTCCACTATATTCTTTGGTTGTTTCGTTGTAATCACCATTACCACCATACGTGTTTTTAATTACATCCCAAAGATGAGGGAATCTAGTAACAGGATATTCAGTTCCATCACAAGCAACAAATCCAGGATATCTAGAACTATTATCACCACTTAGATCACCATATGAAACAACAATATTTTCTTTAAATACTGGCAAAACTGTTCCAATAGGATAACCATCAAATTTCTCAGATTTTTTGCTATACCATACACCACGATAAGATGGAGGTGGTGGAGCTACAGCATATGTTGTAGTTTCCCAAGTGAAAGAAACCGCTGGGACATCAACAGCCTCAGTGCCAACCACAACATCTGTAGATTCTAGAGTGTTTAATGAGGTTGATGTAAGAAGTCCTAATCTAAATGAAGAATTAGAAGATGGATCAAAGGTAACAGGAGATGCAACATATGTACCAAAATCAATAGAAATTAAAGCACCATTTGTTGCTGTAATTGTTATTGGTCTATTGATACCTGTCAATTCAATAGAAGAACTGGTTACAAAAGTATTTGGAACTTGATTAGTTAAATTGGATGGAGGAGTAAATAATGCATCATAATCTGGTCCAGAATTTGTTATTACATCCCAAGAACTAATAACTCTAGTTCCAACTTGAACTACTGTTGAAGCAATACCATCAAAATCTGGAGATGATTGTTGATAAAGAGTTAAAACATCACCATTTTCTACAGTAACTGGTAAAAGAGAAACAGATCCATTATTTACTTTTACTCTAACATCAGTTGAAGTTGTTGATACTAAAACAACTTCAACAGGTATGCCCAACCCACTAATTCCTCCAGGTGGTTCGGGATTAGAAGCAATTAAAGTATTTTCTAATACATCAGTTTGATCATCAAAACTAAAGGAATCGGGAGTCTCTGATGGGTTTGATCCAGTAGTAATAGTCCAACTAGAACCACCAGAAATATCTCCAATACTAACAGAAGTTAACTTTGGCGTATTTGCGAATTCAGAAGCAGACATGCGAAGTTGCAAATACTGACCATTAGAAACAGTCGCTGGAGGATTATCAAAGTCAGTTCCAGTCAATACAGAATATCCATCTCCATTTACACTAGTGGCATTAGAATTTGATATTCCGTAAGTTGCACCATTAGTTAAAGAAACAACAGCATCTGTTGTAAGACCAGTAATCTGAACAATATTACTATATGCGACTTCTAAAGCAGACAGACCAACAAGACTAGTAAATTCTGGGAATGGAAGTGGTTCATTTAATGGAATAGTTACTGTTTTGATAGTCCATGTTTCAGAAGATGTACCAATAACTACACTAATTCTAGTTTCATCATTTGAAAATACACTAGATCTTCCTCTAATTTGTATCCTCGACCCATTCTCTACAGTAATTGCATCTATAGAAGTTGGTTGAAACCATGGTGTATCCCATGTGCCATCGCCATCATAATCAATGCGAATAGCATAAGTATCGATACCACCAGAAACATTAGAAGCAATATATACTGCTGCTTGAGTAGTTGGTGTTAATCCTGATACGACAACAACTTGTTCACCTGCTCTAGTTCCATCTGCATATGTATACAAAGTGTCTAACTCAGCTCCTTCATATCTCTGGAAAGGAAATGGATCTGGAGTAAAATCTTCTGGTATAGTGGTAATATACCAGAACTGAGTTAGATCTCCAATTTGAACTGTTACGGTTTCAGTAGTATTCCAAGTAAGTGGTGCCTGAAACTGAAACTGAACTAAATCACCTTCAGATACAAATAGCGGATCATTAGATGGAGCAAATGAATAAGTCATTCGTGCTTAAGTTATATTCCCAGTCTTACTATTTATTCTGTAGATTTGGATGACGAAAATAATCTCTAAAGCAATTCCATATCACATGTTTATTTCCAGATCTAATACGAGATGATTTGTGTATGAAATATGGACCACAAGGAAACATTAATACAGATCCTTTCTTTGGTTTTATTTTTAGTCTATCATTCAAAAACATAGTTTCACCACCTTCAAAGTCATCATTAAGATACAGCAAAAATGATGCAATAAATCTCATGTGAGGTCCTTCATCACAGTGCCACTCATAAGAATCTTGTTCATCATATGTTCTAAACAAATTTAATCCATACAATCCTTCTCTTGGTCCAAAATAAACTTTTGCTAATGGACAATCTTTATAATATTGTAGCAAGGATTTAAAACTAATTTGATCCAACTCTTTATTGATAGACGCAAGTTCAGGATTATTTTTGCAATAATAACCTAGAGTATACGCATCATTTTTTCTTCCTTCTTCTCTAGATACATCAGATTTCTTTCCTTTAAATGATTCAGAAAGAAACTGAGTATAATAATCTAATTTTTCGTCATCAACAACGTTATCATATTGAATGATATAGGGTGTATATTTTATCATATTTCTCTAACATTTTCAAGTATTCCTGATTGATTCACTTCAACTTTAATTGGTCTACTAGCTTTAATTTCTACTGGAATATCTATACCAGTAATACTCAATAAATCTGATGTTAAAATTTGATCTGGAACTATATCAGGTGTGTATACTGGCTCTTCTTCTTTTAATTTGTCATCAGTTTCTGGAATGATTATATTATCTGGAGTTCTGTCAATATTTACTGTAGTAATCTTACTTTGCGAAATAGATCCACCACTTCCAGTAATAGTAAGTACATATTGTATACTGTTTGGACCAAGATTATTATAAGTGACAGATGTATCTATATTACCACTTCTACTTGAATTTAGACTAGAAATCTGTGCTCCTCCAGAAATGGGAGTGATATCATATAGAGTATCCAAAAAATATGTTTCAAAACCTTCAAAAAGAGAAGATACTTCTAATTCTACTGACACATTAGCATAGCTAAATCCATATTCTATATTAATTGGTGTTGTAAGATAATCAACTTCTTCTGGTACAGAAAATAAATCAATTGTTGGTAGTTGATTGACAACTATAGTTACTGTAGCAACATCTGTGTAAACTATTCCAAGAATTGTTGCTGTTGCAGTAACTGTATATGTAGTTGTATCTAATGGACAAACGACTTCAGAACTATTAAAGTTTCCATTGGTAATACCAGATGCCTCATTCCAACTTATACTATCAACTGTACCTGTTGTACTCCAACTTAAAGTAGTGCAATTTCCAGCAACAATAGGATTTAACGATGCATTTAAAGTAATAGATGGAAGAGGTACTACATTTACTGTTACCGTTCTATTACTATCTGGAGCACCACCACTTCCAAATGCAGTTAGTGTAAATGATGTTGTATCATCTACTACTACATCTATAGTACTACCATCTTGGAAGTTTGCAGACGCAATATCATAATCTATTGGTTGTATTTTAGCACTATCAGAATCTCCAAAAATAATCCATCCTAAGGTAACTATAGTGCCAGGAAGAACCTCAATTTGTTCTACTTCATTTCCATCACCATCTATAATAAAAAATCCAACACTAGGAGCAATAGAAATACTATGTGGAGGTATCCATCTTTCATCACCAAATGTCGTATTTAAAACAATTATTAATCCAGCACTGGCACATCTTTCAAGAAAATAATCATAAGATGCTTGGACTGTTGCAAGAGTCATGCTACCAGATGTATCGATAGCAACAGATATAACAGCACCAGATGGTTGAGTATCTAAGTTACAAATGGCAAACCAATCAGATCTATTGGCGACATTGCCACCATCTCTGTTAACAGTAATAGGTCCATATGCAAAGGGATCAATTACATATGCTGCTGGTTCTTTTAGTGGTCCAAAACCAGGACCTCCTGGTTGCAATAACCAAAATTCTCTGTCAGGATAGTTTGTTCGAAAAAGATCCCAATCGGCATCAAATATAGCTTGTGCGGGACTAGATTCGTCAATAACAGATATGCACTGTACTCTTGCCATTTATATCTCTCTCACATTTCTTAAGACCAGATTATCATTATTTAATATAACTTTAATTGGAAAATTTGATTTTATTTCAACTGGAATATCAATTCCTTGAATCTCCAGAAGATCGCTCAATATTATATCATTAGGAGCAATATTTGGTGAATATACAGGTTGTTCCTCTTTAATTCGATCATCTGTTTCTGGTATAATTATATTATCTGGAGTTTCATCAATATTGATAGGTATAATTTTAGTTTCTTGTATTATTCCACCGTCTCCCTCAAAAGAAAATACTAATTGAATGGATCTAGGTCCTTGATCATTATATGCAATATCAAAAGAATATATGTCTTGTGCATTAGTATTTCCAACTCCAATTTGAGCAGAATCAGAAAGATTTCCAGGAATATCAATTGTATCTACCAATTGAAATCCATTTCCATCATTGTAATTATAAGATATATCAACTTTTATGTCAATATTAACATACTCTACATCATATGAAATATTAAAAGAATTACCATAATCAACACTCTCGGGAACATCTAAACTATTAATTATTGGTATTTGATAAACAATTATAGTTACACTTGCTTCATTATTAAATGAAGCACCAGCAATTCCATTAGCTTGTGCTGTATATATTGTAGTGTCTAATGGAGTTACAAGTTCACTACTTGTTAGATTATTATTAGTAACATCACCAGAAATGAATGTTAATGTATCAGCATCTCCAAAAGTTTCCCACTGTAAGTTAACAGTAGTTCCAGCAACTACAGCATACGAACTAGCTACCAAATAAACTTGAGGTATTTCATACCACACTATTTGAACTCTACCGTCTTCTCCACTATCAACACTAGAAGTTCCACCTGCACCAATATTATAAGTTAACAAGTCTCCTACACGTTGATTGCCAAATTCATCATATGGATTCATATTATATCCAGCATCAATTAAATTCTGCCGTGTCAATTCAAACTCAACAAATCCCCCAGCTCCACCACCTATACCCTCAGCACCAACTTTAACTCCAGTAGTTTGGATTGTAAAACATCTAATATACCCATTAGCACCATCACCTCTTTGAAACCAAATATTGATACCAGAACTACTTTTATTATTAGTACCATTTAGACCATATGGTGGGAATCCAGTTCCACCACCCGCTGATTGCTGACATATATTAAAAATACTAAATGACCAATTATTATTTTTATAGGGGTCTATAAAACTCAAACTATAATATTTTCCATTCGAGGGTGTAGTTCCATAGAGTCCGTCTGGCGCTGATGGATTTTGGTAAAAAATATTAATATCACTACTAGTACTAGTTTGAATATGCTGATTAGTAGTATTATTAAAAAAATGGGTAGATGTAGAAGTATATGTTCTACTTCCATCAGATCCATTACCACCTCGTCCTCTAAGACCACCAGAAAAACCAGGAAGTCCACCTGCAGGAATAGTGCCGTTACCACCATCGAAAGTAGTAAATAATATTCCTATAGTATTCCAATCTGGACTATTGGAGAAAGAAGTTGATCCGCCAGTGCCGCCATTATTTTTAGACGGAGATCCTCCGCCACCGCCACCCTCTGCAGTAACACCAAAAATACTGCTATCTCCTCCATTATTTCCAGCTGTTGAACTTAATGAAGGATTGCTTATAAATTCTCCACCACCACCTGCGCCCCAAACACGAACACGACAACTATACATCCATGGATCGATATTCCATGTATTTTGTCCAGTAACACTTTCATCAACAGGCGTATTGTAAGTAGATGTGTAAGTTAACATTATATCTCCCTAACAGATCGTGGATTAGATTCGTTAACAATTACTTTGATTGGAAAATTAGATTTAATTTCCACTGGAATATCTATACCATTAATACTCAATAAATCTGATGTTAAAATTTGATCTGGAACTATATCAGGCGTGTATACTGGTTCTTGTTCTTTTATTTTTTCATCTGTCTCTGGAACAATAAAATTATCGGGTGTTTCATCTATTTCAATAGTAACAATCTTATTTTCCGTTATGCTTCCGCCATCACCCTGAATATTAAACGTATATTGAACAAATCTTGGTCCTTGATCATTATATACAATGTTTGTAGGAAATGTATTTGTAACGTTAGTTGTGCCAACACCTATCTCGGCAGAGTCAGAAAGATTTGGGAAATTTACAGTTTCTATAAACTGATATCCAGAACCATAGTTATAAGAAACATCAACACTTATTGAAATATTTGCATAGTCAACATCATAAAATATATTTCCTTGCTGCCCATAAAGAAGAGTTTCAGGAGTATCAAAAGAGTTAATGACAGGTATTTGATAGACAAGAAGAGTTACGGATGCTGTTGGTGAAGTTCCACCAAGACCACTAACATATCCACTATAAGTTGTTGTATCTGAAGGAGACACAGTACTACTACTAGTAACATTTTGATTAGTAAGATTTCCAGATAACCATGTAACGGTATCACCATCTCCAGTAGTGTTCCATGAAACTGTTGCACTCTGTCCAGCAACAATAGGATTAGGCGATACCGACAAATTAAGTGTTGGTGGAATGTATACCGTAATAGTTCTACTCACAGAACTAATACCACCTTCAGCAGATACACTATAAGTATAAGTTCTATCATCCTGAGGAAAAACTACAGTAGATCCAGAAAAACCAGGATTAGAAAAATCAGTCAAACTGGCATTGTAAAGATAAGAACCACTACCGCTCCAAGTAAGAGTAACTCCCTCCCCCCGAATAATTGTCGTTGGACTTGCGGATAATGAAGCAAATGGAGCTGGTGGTTGTGAAGGACCATCAAGTGTCCATGAGATTGCACAAGGATTCTCAGTAAAAACATCTGAAGTTGAAGAGTTTTGAACACTCCATGATATATTAATATTATTTCCTCTACTAAAAAATCTACTGGCAGTATTTCCTCCACCATTAAAACCACTGGTAGAAGTACTAGCACCACCCATATTAATGTTTCCACTATCATCTGCAGCTGCTCTTATAGTGTAAGTTCCACTCCATGGAGCAGTGACATTTGTGCTTCCACTAAAGCTAACACCAGACACACCACTTCCTCCCGTGTTAAAAGGAGTTGCAGCATAGGAGTTCATAAAACTACTCCATGCACCATTAGTCCAACTATTATATCCGATTTGCCTACTATTTCTATATTGTGGCATTTTCTAAAACTTGATTAGATATTCTACTAATATAAAAGGTGTTACTAATTGATCTAATTTTTGATCATTTGATAACTCAATATCAAGGTTTGCAACAACACCACCCATATCAACTGGAGTTACAGAATGAGAATATGTAAAATCATGTGCATATGAAAAAGGTTTTTGTATTCCATGTTTATGGATTGATTCACTGCCACCAACATTAGTAAAAGAAAAAGCATTACCAGATCCACTATTACCACTTCTTCTCCCATAATCTTTACCACCTTCTCCACCAACTTCATGGTTTCCGTTATAGTTTAAATAAGCTTGATTTGATCTGTGTGCATGTCCCTGAAAATTTTGAATTGATAATTCTGTTTCACTAGTATTGCTACTCAAATTATATTTTGGGTTGCCCAAGAAATTTATATCACCGCTACTAAGAATCTCCATATTTCCAACATAAGAAGCGGAAATTTGATTTCCCTGATTACTGATAACTTCGATTTGAGGTCCGACTTTAGTGATAGGTAAAGATTGTGTATTTTCTGCATCAACTACATCATTTCTATAAACACCAGTAGATCTTCCACCAAGAATAACTTTCGATCCCAAATCAGGTAATTGAATTTGACCTAAATCTCCACCATCAGCATTTCTTAATGTTGACCTTTCTTTTTTAAATCTACATGATTCTCCAACACCTATAACCTGCGATAAAGCATAATAGTCTGATGCATTTAAAATAGATCCATCACATTTTAAATAACCAGCTGGAAGATTTTCTCTAAAAACTGCACTAGATGGATCATTGTTAATTCCAATGCCAGGAGTCGAGTGAATAATTATAGATCCAGTGCATCCACCAAACTTAGATCTCTCTCGGGAATAATTTGCCATCTGTTTTAAAAAATTAGTAAGCTCTTATAATGTATTGACATGTTAAACTTGGTTGACTAGTATTCATCTCAATCTCCAACGCACCAATATTACTTGCATTATCCAAAACTGTAGCTGCTGGTATTTCAACTTCAGATGAAATAGAATTTTGGGGTTTGAGAGTTCCTTGATCATATTCAATTTCAATAACATCATGATCATGAGCCTGAATTGCCTCATCACTCCAAGCAGTACCAGGATTACTAATCAAAGTTCCATAATTTCCATCGCCAGGATAATCTGGGTAATAATTTCTAAATCCCGAAGGCACTTGTAAAGTAGACCCAAAAAGACCATATTGCACGGAAGCTTCACTATCTAACTGTGCTTGTACGTAATTAGAAAGATTTTGAATAGGAGTCCAAGTTGTATACTTTGGTCTAATATTAGTTGGTGGTCTCTCAGATCTTACTGATGCAAGCGTTCTTCCTGGAATTCCATTACCAAACCCATTTTTATTTTCTACAGTTGGCCAGTCATCTGATATAAGTTCATAATAATATCTAAGTGCTAGACCTGTATCTTCAGCACCAAATACGTCAGTAACGTTATCAGTAGTAAAGTATCTCCATCTAGTAGTAATGTTTTCATATGGTATAACACCAAGTCCTGGTTTAAGTTCATTAGTACCAGCTCCTTGAATAGTTTCATATGTACCATTATGAGCATGACCTCTTATATGACTTACTCCTAATTTTCTTCCACCAACATAAACAACTTGAGAACCCTGTCCGTCAATAATAGTGTTCCCATTAATTCTACCAGCATATCCATTTCTCTCGTTAAGAGTAAACTCTACATCAGTCTTAAGTGAACTTCCACCAGCAAAAAGAGTTGGAACTCCGTTATCAACATTATCACCAATATATGGAGAAATTATAGTTCTAGCATCAACATCAATATCAACAGTTTTTCCAGTTCCACCATTTGCTACAGTATCAAAATAATCATCTTCAATATCCATTAAATGCCTTCCATTCAAATCAGGAAGAACAAATTGACCACTATAGTCTGGAAAAGAACCACCTAAATTGCTAACACCAGCATTATAAGTATCACCTATTGCTTGAACCAAAAGAGGATACAAATCTGCATCTAATATAGAACCATCACACAGAATCCAACCCTTTGGGATGTCTCCCAAAGGACCAGACCATGGCATAATTGTGCCTATAATTGCAGCTTTTGCAGTTTTAGAAGATTGATAAAACATAGAATTATACTTCCATTAAATACCAACCAGCCAGTGCTGATGGAACTCCTGGGTTGCCGTCTGGTGTTGAAGCACCAGCGTAAACTAGTCCAAATGCAGCGTTAGGTGTCTGTACAACTAATTCACCACCATTCCATCCAACCAATTCATTATTTAAATTAGGTACTGCTGTTAACATAGCAGTTCCAGTATTGGTAATAGAACTCTGAACATTTTGATTATCGGGTGCTCTAACAACTAAGGACAGGTTATAAGTTAAGTTTCCACTAATATCTATAATGCGAATAGTATCGCCAATTAAAGCATTTTGTGGGAGCTTAAGCAAAGTATTACCAGATGGATTAATAAAGTAGTTGATATTAGATTCTGCTTGAATAATTGTATCCCCAGAATATTCCCACTTAGAACCACCAGTTCTAGTAAAGTAATTAGGTATTCCAGCAATATTAACTGCACCATCATCAGCAACAGAAAATACTGTATCTCCTACATTGCGAACATTGTCAGGTGCATTTCTTGGTAGTCCAGAAAGAGATGTCTCAGTTTTAACTACAAGATCTCCACCATTAACTTCAATATCTCCTGCAATAACTAAATCACCGCCAAATGTACTTACTCCAGTTCCAACAGCAGAAAGTGAACCGTAGGTAGTTAGATCTCCGTTAATAAACTCTAACTGAGGAACATCAAAATTGCCAGTGGATGGATTCTGACCGTAGAAGATCATATCTCCACCATAGTTAATCATATCACCATTCGCAGTATCAATTTGGAATGTAGTTCTTAGAGGAACGGTGTCACTTCCACCATTAGTGATAGTGAAGAATTGAGTCTGTAGAATTGTAGAACCATTAATTGTTAATGTATTTTCGGTTGTTAATGATCCTTGGGTTACTGTATTGCCTGTAGATCCATCAATAGTAAATCTATTGAATCCCAGACCAACACCAAGATCACCAGAAAGTTGAGTATTGCCAGTAGTAGATTCTACTCGGAATGTTGTCGTTGCAGGTAAACCACCATCATTAACAATTAGAGACTGTGCAAAAGTAGAAATAATATCAGCAATTCCTACGATTTCACTTCCAGATAATCTTAGATAATCTCTAGTAGAAATAGTTCCGCCAAATTCAGCAACGCCAATTCTAACGTTTGCAGTATTGGCACTGATACCAGATTCTGGAACATCAACGACATCATCAAGATCTAGATCAGAACCAGTGATAAAGCTTGCATTAGTTTGCTTATCTAACTTAGCAATAACACAACCATCAGGATGGTTTGTATATGTACCAGTACCATCTTGACCTCTGCTAACGATTAGTCTAAATCCATTTGGATCATTTGGATTAGTTAGGTTTGCAAGTCCAACAACACGAACAATTTCACTCTCTGCTTGATTTCGTAAACCAGTTATTTGGTTGGGAGCAACACCTACAACATCTGGGGATGCATTATTTCCTCTATCGATTAGAAGAAGATCGCCAATTTGGAAGTCAGTGATAGAAGGAGTGGAAATTGGCAGATAGTAACTAGTTCCTGCATCATTTGTTCCATTTACTTGGAAAGTAAGATCACCTGCACCAACACCACCACCAAGTTGTGCAGCAGTAAGTGTTAATAGATCGTCATCAGTATATCCAGAACCAGGACTTTCTCTCGTAATTTCAATCGTCTTATCTGCTCTAATGAGAACAGAGAAGGTTGCTCCTTCACCAGTTCCACCAGTTGGAACTAAGAACTGATAATTGCCAGGATTTCTAAATTGATCACCATTATTTGTGATGTTATCAATAGCAGCAATCTGACCACCTGATAGTAAGAAATTAACAGAACCCCAGAAAGAAGCTCCAGGAGTATCAATAACTCTGCCAGTAGACTGGTACTTATAGAAGTCAATATTAGAATTCTGTACGCTACCAACATTATGCTCTACAATAGTAGTACTGAATGCTCCTCTAGTAATTTCAAGAATACCAGCATTCAATCCACCATTTAGAATAATATTTCCTTCTATTGTAGCACTCGCCTCAACACCCAAACTATTTCTAACAGTAGTAGAACCACCGCTAGAACCCATAGTCAAGGTTGTTGCATTTGTAGCAAAGTTAACAGTGTTAGTTTGGTCACCATCAAATACATTAACTGTTCTAGTTTGAGTAAACAATCTAGAAGTGCTAGTTCCAGCTCCAAAGAGATTACCAATTTCTATATTACCACCAAGAACAACATTATAAGTGTCAATTCTAGTTTGAGAAGCTGTGTTACCCCATGCACCACCTATTCGGATGTCACAGTTATTTGCTGCATCATTACCAATAGCAGCGATAGAAACTGTAGCATCTTGAGAAAGTGAATGAATTCTGAATAACGTATTGGATGCAGATCCACCAATAAGAATAGCAGATGTGCTGGCAGCGTTACCAATATTGATATTTTGAGCACCACTATAATTGTTAACTAGATTTAACTGCTGACCATCACCACCCCAGTTTAAAATAGCAGCATCTGCATTGACAAAGTTGAATGTCTCATTAGTAGTAGTGATGTCTCCATCATTAACTTCTAAATCACCAGTAACTTCTAGATTCTCGTGGATTCTAGCATCACCAACAACAACGAATGTCTTATCAAGTTCCTTAAATGGATTGACAGCATCAGTAACAGCAGTATTAATACCAACTCTACCATTATTAGTGGTCATTACTCTTAGAGTAGCGACTCTATCTGGATCATCACTATCGCCACCAACTAACAGAGCATTATCTTGCTCTGTCTCAGTCTTAATAATTGTGGTTTCAGTCTTATAAGAATCGATTGTCTTACCACTAATAAATGCAGTACCAACTACATCCAAGTTTGCTCTTGGATCAGATTCAGTAGAAACGAATCCATTATTTGCAGCACTGTGTGCAGTTCTTGCAACAGTGTTAATACCAAGTTTATAATCGCCAATATTTTCAGTGTTTGTTCTCAGTACTTCTGCACCAATAACACCAAGTTCTTTAAAGTTAGCAAGAGAGAACTCAATGTTAGGTAGTGGTAGACCTGGAGTAACGGCATTAATTACATCTGTTCTCCAGATTAATGTAGATGCTGGGATGTTACTAACAACCTGAATATGGAAGTAGTTATTGGTAAGATTAAACGCATCTCCTGCAGGACTTACAATTGTCCAAACACCGTTGATTGAAGTTTGATTATAGAAATTAGTAATTCTAATCTGAGAACCAGATACAATACCAAGATCTTCATTTGTAACTGGCAATGTAGTAGCTTCATCTCTCATGATGACTTTAACTACATTTGTTCCATTAAATTCAATCTGGAAAATATTAGATGCAACAATAGAAGTATAGTAATTTGCGTATATCCAACCTAAAGATCCACTCTTACCAACTTCAATACCTTTGAGAATAACATCTCCAGGTTGAGGAATAACTCCATCATAAGTTGTAAATTGAGATACAAGTAATCTATCACCACCATTAGCAACTAATGCATTATTATTTGGAGTGATATTAGTTGGTTCATTAGTTATAGAAACATGAGTCTGTACTTGATATGCTTGTCCGTCACCCTTTCCAGTGATTCCAAATAGAGCTGCTTGCACTCTATTTTGACCGATATAAATGTCACCATCATCAGGAACATTAAATGATGTTCTATCTAAGAATCTATCCTGAGTAGCATTTGTAATTGGATTGTTTCCTTGGACATAAGAACGAATAGTCAATGGACTTGGTTGTTCAGTCAGATCATTATTTTGTACAGAAACAACGATTGGTGAATTAAATGTGTTTGTTAATGACCCTTCTCCACCAACAACTGTGATGTTTTGGTTGAAAGTTACAGGAGTGTCAAAAGTAGTAACAAGTGAACCAATATCTTCTCCATCATCCTCACTCTCTGCTAAAACTGCAGCTTCAAGGAACGTCTCTTCACCTGTAATAGCGTTGATCTTACGATTACCAATATAGAGGTCACCGTTGGAGTTCAGACCAGTGTAGAAGACGATACCAGCGTCCTGTTTCTTACTTTGGGCATAGAAGTCCTCAGTAGGTGAAAGGACGATCTCCTGACGCGCTGGGAGACCAGTAGAGTAGTTACCAGGACCGAAACCAAGGTATTCAAACGTGTGATTACCAGCACGAGCGATAGATGGTCTGCGAAGTTCAACATAGTAACGTTGATCAGAAGCAACTTTGCTATCACCAGCAATAGGAATACGACGATCTTCAGATCCAGAAGTAGCATTACCTTCCTGTGCTCTAACTCTGTTATCAATTATATTTCCATTAACATCAGAAGTTGTGTTGGTGTAGTTATTATTAATAAATGATGGTTGATCAAGAAGATCATCAACCAATTCTCTAGTTACAGAGTTCTTATAATCGTTAGTTGTTACAAGACCATGAATATAATTGTTTGCCGCACAAGAAGTTGATGGAGGATCTACTAGATCCTCAACTAATGCTTTTTCTTCTAATGTAGTATATGCTTTTTTGAACCATAGAGGATCATTTTTATAGTTCAAAGGATATAGACTACTAACTGGTTGGGAGAACTTAAATCTACGGAAGTTAGTAGAGACACCAGCACCAGTTGGGAATGGAGAGATATTACCACGTAGGCAGGAGAGATAGTAAATACCATCTTGCTGACCTGCGATTCTACGCTGGAGAGTTTCATAACTAAAGACATAGAATGTATCTTCAATAACTCCAGCGTCTTCAACAGAATCAACATAATATTCAATACCAGCGTCATCTTGAATACGATCACCAGGAGTGACAGTATAGACATTAGCACCATTTTGCTTGTAGTAATACTCAGGATAACCCTTGCGGATAAGAGTCTTGAGTGGTAAAGACTTACCCATATCCTGGTCGCCAACCATAGTAGCAAATACTTCTACGCCGCCGCCTTGATCCTGAGTGAATACTGTGCTGGTATACTCACTATATTCTAACTTACCACCACCAATATTCTTGAGGATTAAGTAATGCTTACCATTAACACTATAATACTTGTGAATATTTGCAGTTCCAGTAGAGTTACCAGACCAAGTTACTTGATTAGAGGCAACTGTTTCATTATTAACAATAAAGCTACCACCCTGAGGAGCAGTAATTTCAACTGTAGAGAAGTTTTCGTTCTTCAATCCAGGGAAATTAACTACATCAACTGCATGGTCAAATACAGTCAATTCTAGATACTTAACTGTAGGATCTGCAAGACTTTCTACATATCTACCACTTTGAATAGTTGCTTGAATACCAGAGTTAAACTTAGCAAATGCTCTATAGTCAATACCAGAATTTGTAAGATCTTTCTTATATGGATCATACTGTAAATCTAGATTCAATCCAGCTGCAGCAATTTGATCAGATGTCCATCCAATAAATTCAGACTTTTGAACTGGGTTTGCAAATCTAGCACCATAAACTGTGCCAACAACTGGCTTAAGTAAAATCTTCTGTGGTACTAACTTACGGGTATCATCAGTTCTCGTCTTAATAACAAAACCGTTGATAGGATCTCTAGCATTCTCAAGATACTTAGGAATGACATAACGTAGTTTATATGTTCTATCATCCTTATCTCTAGTATCATCAAGTCTAATAAACCACATATCAGTAGACTTTGGTCTATCTGAGAGATCTGGTTGCTTGATTCTCCAAAGAATATTTTCTTCTCTAATATTAGCGGGAACGCTAGGAGAAGATTCATCCTTAAGGTTAATATACCACTTACCACTGTCGGTAACATTATCTACAAATGATGGATCAAATTTTACAGGACTTCTACGCTTGTTAGCATATATTTGGAATTTTCTTGTCTGACCTGGCTGGAAGGTAATTGGTGAATTTCCATTAATTGCATCAGCATGAGTAGTGTGAATAGTAAAAACTTTATCGTTCTGATACTTAGCGTAGAATTCTTTAGTAGGATCAATTTTGCCATAGTTTGGATCTAAAGTATCTGTAATTGCTACCAAAGAACCAAATTGAATTAGAGCATTATTAGATACCTCAGGTAGTTCTTCACCTTCTAATGCTCTAAAGAATACTTTTTGAGGAGTGGTTTGATCATTTGGTACGTCAAAGATATGTGAAATATCTGTCTGAATACCAGCATTAACAGTGTTAGTCAGAAAACAAGTATAATTATGCAAATCATAACTTTCATCCAAGACAAATTGATACATATCAATTTCAACGTCTGGATCAATACTATTAGACTCAGAAGAGTAGATGTAAATACCAGCAGCTGCATTTTCTTTTGATGTGGCTAGCATCAGTTTAGTCTGATCACTGCCATTAAAGAACGTTGTGTTGTTGTATTCTGTTCCACCTTGAATTGTGTTTCTACCTGGAGCAATTACATAATAAGTTCTATTAGTTTCAAATCCATTTGGTAGTCTAATAAGACGCTTATCAACATCAACATACTGACCAGAATTTGTATCAAAACGTGCTCTTGGAACAAGTCTTACTGGTGTTCCAGTTTCAAAGTTATGTGGGTTAGAAGCACCATAACCAGTAGTATTGATAGTAAATACTGTAGCTCTAGAAGCAAACGAAGATGGATTTATAGTTGGTTCTTCTCTTTCAACTGTACCAACACCAGTATTAATGATAGTAACAATAGTGTCATTAACCAAAGTATCAATTGCACTGGCAGTATTTGCACATTCTACAACACCAGGAACAACTGCAGTATCTTGAATAACATCTGGATCACTAGCAGATGGACCAACAGTAACAGTTCTTGGTAGAGTGTCTGCCCACTGACCATTTTCGAATGTGAAATACAGATTAATTGTGCCAGTAGTTAATGCTTCTACTGTATTACCAAAATCTAATCTAGAATTCTTAACTCCAAGTTCAATTTCAGTATCACTTAGAATCTGCTTAACATATGCACCTGGAGGAATATTATTGGGATTAACAGATGCTCCATCCTGAAGTAGTCCATTTACATATGGAGCTACAAATCCTCCTGGCAATCCACCTGGATCAGTCTCATAGTATTCTACGACACTCATACCAATAACAATTCCGCTGGTATCTCCAACATTAACGATTGCAGATCCAGCAGTTGTTTGACAATCCCACTGTAGATAGTCAAAGTTTCTCATGGCAGCTGTTGCCAACTTACCAACATAATTCCAAGCGTCTAGAGTTTCTGTCTTCTCTCCATCAATATACTCTAGATCATTACCAACATAGTATGCTTCTGCTGCTTGGATGCTAGCAATATTTCCACCAAATCTAAGGTCATTAACAATAGCATCAACGATATATGAAACATCACGGAAACACTTGGATGCTTCTGCATCAGTAGTAAATGATCCAGTGTTGATTGGTGGTAGATCTGCTAGAGTTCCTCCTCTAATAGAATCTACAGCAATATCAACCAAGCTCTCGATTGCAGCACGAACATTAGCGCAATCCCATAGACCAGTATCTAATGCAAACTCATTTGGATAAGTAGGATCTAAAGCATCGCAAAGAATGCTGATTAATGTATCAACAGCAGAAAGAACATCAGAGCAGTTGTTTAGTACATAATCAGTTGGTTGTGTTGGTTCAGTTCTTGGAACACCAGTTAGATTTCCAACACCAGCATCAGTTCCAATTGCTTGGATGACAATATCCATCAGTGTGGAAATTGCACTAGCAGCATCTGCACATGTCTGAGCAATTCCATATAGATCTGCATTCCAATCGGTAACAATAGTGTTATCGATATACTGAGTTAATGTATTATCGCCAGTTGGAGATACAACAAAGTTTCTCATTACGTCGATAGCAACGTTCTTTGCTTCCTCAAAAACAAATGCTGCTTCATCACGCTCTTCATCAATAAAGGTGTCAATCATTTGACCACCAAGCATGTTAGTAACGTATACATTTGCTGCATCGTAAGTCTTGTGGTTTCCACCAAACTTAACGTTATACATTACCTCTTCTAGGACATCATAAACATCGTCCAAGCAATCCTGTTCTGTAGTGCCTGGGCGTGGTGTCCATCCTAGTTGTCCACCAGGATTCCAACTATATTGAACAGAAGCAAAGTTAGCTTTCATGCGCTCATATGCTTCCTTAGCAATAAATTCCTTGTTCTTCAATACAAGGTCAGCTGCATCAGCATTAATATCAGAGACATATGGAGGATCACCAGTGTTGTCAAGTGTGATTGTTAGATCCTTCTCATATAGTTGGTTATTGATTGCATAGTTAATTGCATCACCAATACGCTTAAATGCAGTGATAGATTCTGCTACTTCTCCTTCTACACCATTTGTGATTAGAGTGTTTCCAGAATCTTGTACGAGATATTCCTTAGTAGCAGAGATAATATACTCATTGCCACCAAACCATAGATCTTGTGCGATAGCATCTACGATGTAACCAATATCTCTACGGCACTTAGTAGCAACAACAGACAGATTAGCAGTTGTTGGAACAACAAAATTTGGATCTGCAATATCAGTTAGAGAATCTAGATCTCCATCTGCAATAACTTGATCAACAATTCCAGCTAAAGTTGTGATTGCACTTTGTACATCAGCACAAGCAGTAGGATCAGTATTGGAAACGTCACCAAGACCATCACCATATTCACTCTCACCAGGAGAGATAGTAAGATCGACATAGTATGGGGGAGATGTTAGTTGATTCGAAACAGCAAGATTCAATAGATCCTTTGTTCTATCAAAAGCATATCTTGTTTCAGTTTCTTCACCAGCTAGTGATCCAATACCAGGACCAGTGAAGTATTGCTCTGCAAACTTTCTAGTATACTCGTTACCACCTAAGAAAATATCAAGACCAACAGCATCAATAAAGTAACCGATATCTCTACGGCACTTATCAGGTGTTCCATTTGGGAAAGTAAATCCTGGGAATTGAGTTTGGATATCAGCAATTACTTGAGTCTGAATTTGATCCTTATTGCGACGAATGAAGCGATACGCATCATAGAATCTAGAATACTGCGTCTCTTGTAGTTCACCAGGGAAATAGAAATCTGGGTGATAAACAGCAATCTCAGCAAGTGCATTATCAAGGATATATTGTCTATTTTCTACGATTAGATTTCTAGCATCTTTGAATCGTCCTGCTGGGTCAACAGAGTTAGTTGCATCAACAGTAACACCATTGGTTGTTAAATTGAGTTCTTCTGCTTCAGATCCAGTATAACCAGCAGTTGTAGTTCCGTTGTAATTATCTACAAAGTTAATATTACTATTTGGATTTGGATCATAGAGATCAGCCTTTACTGATAGTAAGTTAGCAATTGCTTTCTTTGCATGGTCTTTTACTCTGTTATATGCAAAGATAATTGCTTCTTCTTGACCAACATACTGAGAAAGAGCTCCACCACTAAAGAATGAAGAAACTACATTAATAACATTTGAATTGCCACCATCTCGTAAGTCTTCTGCAATAGCATCAACAATCAATCCAACATCATCAAATCCAAATTGTAAGACTATAGATGAATACGATTCTTGAGTTTCGCCAAGTGCAAAGTTAATAATCTCTTGTCTGTTTGCAATGATTAGATTTCTTGCATCATAGAATCTGTTGGCATTAGGATCTCTGCCTGGATTTACATAAGAAATATTTTGTAGTCTTGGATATTTTTCCAAGATATATCCAAAAGTTTCCTCTTGGATCATACGACGGTTGCTTTCAATTAGATTAGCAGCATCTGCATAAACATTATTAATAGCAAAACCAGTTGGGTTTAAAATATCAAGACTAGTGACATACTTAACAAAACCAGTTGGTTCTAAAGTTGCATTAAATACGTCTGGTCCACCAGGAACTGATGCTTCTAGTTTAACATATAGTTTTTCATCAGTTTTAGCACCAAGTCTGTATCCATCAATAGTTACAGCAGGTCTATTATTAGGAGTAATTACAGTTTCACTACCCAAGAATAGTTTTATGTAGTTATTATTGTCAGCAACAGATCCAGCAATGTCAATAGTGTAATACTGAACTCTCTTATTTTTAGTAGAGCTTTCATTAACTTTTTGAGGTGGAATAATGTCAGTAATGTATCCACCCTTATCCTGGTTGAAGGCAAATCCTTTGAAACCAATAGCATGAAGTGATGTATTACCAAAGTTTGAGTTAGAGTTGGTGATCGACATGTCACCACCACTTTCCATTAGGAAGTGATCAGCGAAACCAACAGCGAAGATCGAAACGTTCTGGATGAATGCATCTTCCGAAGCACGAACGTGGAAGTTTCTCCAGTCATCCTTCCAGTAGGAATCGCCCTTAGCGTGATAAGGAACAGTAGCAAAAGCAT